CTTGTACCTGCCGCATTGCCCGTCAGAATCAGGGCCTGGCTATAGGCGTCGGCCTCCTTTGATCCCTGGTAGTAGGCCAGGCCAAGCGTGCCGACTGCCGCGGCAGCCACGGTGAACGGGTTGATCAGGCTGGCAACGTAACCGCCAAGCGCCTTGGCAGCCGGGCCGACGCCGCCGAACATATCTTTGAGCTGGCCGCCTTGCTGCAGGAACACAGTCAGCGGAGCCTGTCCACCCTGGAGCGAAGTGGCGATGTCAGTGAATTGCGCAGGCACACCGCGCAGGACAGCCGCCGTCTGTTTGGCTGAAATTCCAGTCTTTCCCATGTCGGCATTGAAGCGGCCGAGCTCGGCGCGGGATGCGGCAATTTTCCCCTGGTAGTCGTCAAAGGTTGCCTTGTCGAGCTTGCCTTCCTTTCTGTGCTTGGCGAGCAACTGCTCTTGCTTGTCCAGTTCGCCCAGGCGACGCACAACCGGGTCGATCTGGCCTAGCAGACGCTCAAGCTCGTCAGTCTCATCCTCGATAGACTTGGTAGCCTTTTCGGCACCCCTGCCCATCTTTTCCATGCCTGCGCCGGCCTTGTTAAGCGCCGGCTGAATGCTCAGGCCCGCATCTTCCAGCGCCTCAAGTGCCTTGCGCGTGTCCGCCGCCTTTGCTTCGGCGTCTCGACTGTCCAACTCAATGACGAGGCGGGATGTTTGGGCCATTGCCTTTCTCCAGATATAAAAAATCCCGCAAGAGCGGGCTTTGTGCGCCAGGCGTGGCTATGGCGGGGACTCTTCCTTTGCCTCAAGACATATCGCGTCCAGGGTGTAGACGACCTCATCGATCTCCCGGCGCGGCATAGTCGGCGGGTGCGCCTCCAGCCAATCCGATATTTCCCTGGCTGACAGCGGCAGCGGGAAAGCACCGGCCATCGTTGTAATGAACCGGCGACCGCGGGTGATATTGCGGAAGGTGCTCAGCAGGTAGTCGGTCATCGGGTCCGTTTCCGGCTCATCCGGCACCGCCATGTTCAGCTTCTTGTAAATCAGTCGACGCTTTTCCGTCTCGCCGCCCCACTCTTTTTCCCACTCGAAGCGGGCAACGACTTTCCCACGGTCTCAGCCAGTTCCTTTTTCGCCTCGATGGCGGCCTTTCCCGATTCTTTCAGGACGAATAGGAAGAATTCGATGTTGGAATCGAGCATCTGCTCGGCGTCTCCGGCGCTGTACGCCAGCGGGTTGCCTTCCGCATCCTGCACGCCAGCCCAGTCCTTGACGATGAACTGGCTTAACAGCCTGCATTGTGTCTGATGCTCGGTGGTCTCGCCGTCGATCACGCCTACGACGCCAACACCGAACTGGGCATCCGCATTGCGCAGCTTGCGGCGTTCGCGCTCAAGGGCGACCGCGTATTCTGGGTTATCAATTCGTGCCAGCAACACTTTGGTGTCGTCGTCATAGGCGACCCACTTGGTTTCTGAGGTGCTCTGGTCTTTCTTGGTCAGTCGCAAAGCCATGATTATTCCTCACGCCACGCCGAAAAGGACCGCCCCGGCTGGCGTTGGTGCCGGGGCAGTCAAGGGGTGTATCGGTGTTACGAAACGGTGATGGTTGACACGCTGAGCTTCGTGCCGTCGTACTTGCTGGTCACGGTGATGGTCGCCGAGCCCGATGCCACACCAGTGACCAGGCCGGTCGAGCTCACGGTCGCCTTGCTCGGCGCGCTGCTGGTCCAGTTCACGCCTTGCGGGGCGCCGGATGGCAGCACGGTCGCGGTCAGCTGCTGCGTGGCAGCTACGGCAATAGTCGCGGTACCAGGCGCCACGGTGATGCTGGTAGGTGCCACGTATGGCGCGCGAGTGATGGTCGGGGCGAGCTTGGCCACGGTGTAATTCAGCGTCAGCTCGACCAGATCCTTTTTGCCGCCGTTCGGCAGTTCGCCGTCGACTTCCACCGCCGGGAAATCGAAGGTGTACTTGTTGCCCATGCTATCGGTGATCGGGAACTCGACCGACACCGGTTTGCGGGTGAAGGTGTTCTTCCAGATGCCCCAGGCCGTCGGAGACCAAGCCAGCGTGATAGTGCCGGTGATGGCCACCTCGGTGGCGATCTGTGCCCCAGGGCCCATCTTGTCGGTGCCGATGCAGCGCTGAGCCTGCAGGCCGTTGTCGAGGCTGATGGTCATAGCCGAGACGCAGGCCTGACCTTCCAGCGATACGCCGTCGACCAAGAGAGCGCCGACGTTGCCGTTGCTCATGAATGGGGTTGCGGTCGGAGCTGCCGGCGCAAGTACGATCGGCGCGTTGCTGTCGGTGTAGTCCAGGCACGCAGTGCCGAAGGTGACTGTGACCTTGCCGTCGCTCGGGATGTCCAGGGCAAACGTCGGGATATGCACGCCCTTGAACAGGGAGTAAACACCAACGTCCATGTAGTTCTTGGCGATGCTGAAGGTGTGGCGCACGTCGCCTACGGTCAGCACGTTGCTGGTCCAGTTGCCGTAGAAAGCGGCCTCCAGCAGCTTGTCGAAGCTGCCGTAGGACAGTTCGGCGGTCAGGTCGCCGCCGATATCGGTACTGGTCACGACCGAACCCTGGCTTATGCGCGAGTCGGTGATCTCGTCGCTGGTCGCCGTGTTGACGGTCGGGGTCATCGCATTGCCGGTCAGCCGGAGCGTGTCCCAGGTGCCGACCTCCGGGGTCACGCCGGGCGTCACCTCGGGGATGATGTAACTTGTAACCTTGGCGCCGCTCGACATAGTGAGTCTCCAGATTGCGGACATGAAAAAGCCCGCGCATCGCGGGCTGTTGTTGGTGCGTTGCGCTGGATCAGCCGGCGCGGAACCGGATATTCACGTTTATTTGGTAGAAGCCGTTGCCGTCGTCACCGACCACGGCCTGACTGACCTCCATGCATTCAAGGTCGCCGGCGGTCCAGTAGCCGAAGTGCGCTTCGAGCGCGTCAGCCAAAGCAGTGATCGTCTTCATGTTCGTGCGCTGCCTGGCGAAGCACTGAAACACAATCTGCCCGGGCTTGCGGGTGTATGGCTTGTCAGCCATTCCTGCCATGAAGGCCGTCGCGAACTGGATGGTCATTCGGCACCACACACCCTCCGATGGGGGTTTGAAGATGCCGGATGTGTCGAGGTACTTAGGCGGGATCACGGCGTTTGGGTAGAAGATCCTGTCCTGGTCGATACCCGTAAAAGCAACGGTCCGGGCCGTGATGGCCGCGCGAATCTCTTCGTAGGTCATCTGAACATCTCCGACACACTGATGAATGCGAGTTCGTACAGGCCGTTCGGTGCCTGTCCCGAGTGACCTTGCTCCAGGCGCTCGGCATACGGCAGGTTTGTCTGGATGAAGACTTGGGTGTAGGGCTCCAATCCAGAAAGCGCAGCCATGCCCTTACTTTGCGTCTCCGATCCACTTGGGTCGATATTGGTTGTGACCGTGTAAACCGGACTGCCAATGCTGACGATGTGACTGCCCCGGAAGCGGCCGCCGGTGTAGCCAGGCGGTGGCGGATCCTTCCATAAGTCAGGATTGCCGACCGGAGAGCGCTGAATGACTTCGTTGAGTAGCGCCAAAGCGATCGTGCGCACCCGCTTGCCAACCTCTTCATCCACCATGTCAGCAAACGCCGACGGCGGAATACTCCAGCCAGCCATTACACCGCCCTCAACTGGATTTCGTAATGCGCCTCGGCGGGGTCCATCGTGACGCTCAGTACCTCAGAGCCGTTGATCTTGTGACCGACCTGAGGCGTCCCGGTCACTTCGTTGGTCAGGGCGATCAGTAGCTGGTCAGTGGACTTGATGTTGATCCCGTCCACCAGTCGGACCTCGTAGGCATCGAAGACGCCACGCCCGGTGTACTCGATCACGACCTCGCCAGTGGTTTCTTCTGTCACGGGGTCAACAGTACCGGGCAGCGTGATGCCGCCCGTGAACGTCTTCACCGCATCGGCCAGGTCGGTGTCAAAGGCTTCAGCCATGTCAGCCTGGATATCCTCGCGCAGCCCCATGTCAGCCTCTCACCAGCTTGATTTGATTGGTTGTCGTCCAGGGCTTGATCAATGCCAGGGCAAACGACTCACCGGCTGTCATGGCCTTCGACCCCTCGGAGAACACCTTGCTGGTACTGACGCTGCCAGCCTTCACCGATGTCTCGGCGACCTCGCGAGCCTGAGCGCCATACAGTCGACCTGCTGCCGCCTCGGTGGCAATTTCAGCGCCCGCCTGAACGATGGCGTCCGGCGTCGGATCGACCACATTGCGCACTCGCTCAGTGAGCCAGGTGTTCGCCATCAACACCGCGCGCGGCTTCTTGTCTTCGGTCGCCCATTCGACGCCCAGCAGGCTGTCCACCTGCGCGATGGTGATGAAGTCGGTCATGGGTTATTCCGCCGGCAGGAGCGCTTTCAGCTCGTCCAGGGTTGCGTCGTCATTGAAGGTGATGCCTTTTTCGGTCAGCACAACCTTCAGCTCGGCGACCTTTTCAGCGACCTCGGCTTGATCCAGCAATGCCTGCAGGTCAGGCTTCTTCGCTTTCGGGTCGAACTCGATACCTTTTACGGTCAGGACTTCGCGCAGCTTGGCGATGGGCATCTTGCCGTCTGCGTTGTTATCAGCATCTTGCTCGGCAATCGCGTCGGCAATCTCTTGAGCGGTGCTGCACGACTCGTAGCCTTCTGGCGGGTAGTTCGACGCGAGATAGCCAGCAGCAACAAACTCGGTCACAGTCGGGCCGTCACTACGCAGCATCTCTACCAGGTCGAACGCCTCCAGGTACGCAGCAGGCGCGTCACCTGCCACGCCGTCGGCATGTTCGATGAAGTCACCTGCGCGGTAGGCATTCGGGTCGCGAATAGTCAGGCCTGCCGCCTGAGCCTTAATGATCTGTTCAGCGCTGGCCGGGCCGCGCACGAACCACAAAATCTTCTTGCTCATGTCTCACCTCGAGAAGCGAGGGGCTCGAAAGCCCCTCTTTCGGTTACTTGCTCAGCACCAGAACGCCGGCAGTGTCCTTGACGCTGGAGGCGGTGCGCTCCCAGTTGGCCGAGGTGCCGATGGCGGTATCGTTTGGCGATGCGCCGCCGGCGGCGGTCTTCCAGGTATGACCCAGAACACCCAGGTTGTAGCTCCACTCCGCCTGATAGACCGAGCCGAGGTTTTCCTTGCCGGTCGTGCGGTTCAACACGGCGTCGAAGTCGTTGTTACCGGTGACCGCGATAGCGCTTTGAACCAGGCCCAGAGAGCGGAACGACTGCGGATTGGCTACCGGATCAGAGCCGGCCGGCACGATCAGTGCGTCCGAGTCGGTCACCACGAACAAGCGCCCGAACGGATCGCGCATGACGTTTACGCCGTCATAGGTGAACAGGTTTTCAGCGTTGGTCAGTGCATTGTCGTAGAGCTCGCTAACGACGCCGGAGTGCAGAACCCAGGCATTGATCGCGTTTGAGCGGTCGCCGAACTTGAACGCGGCGCGGTTGAGGGCCTTGAAGGTCGGGGCGTCAGTCGCGACGCCGAAGGTCGCGTCGGCGTGACCACTGATTGCGGCAACTGCACCACGAATGCCGGTGTTGAGCATATCGGCGACGCGTGCACGGCCCAGTTGCTCGCCGATGGTCAGGGCAGCCAGCGCCGGGTTTTGAAGAACCCAGTTGTACTGTGCGGCCTCGTATTCAATTGGCGGGGTGCCGGCCGCGACCTTGACGGAGGCGTTCAGCAGTTGGGTCAGTCGAGTTGCAGCGACAGTGCCGGTGCCATTGACGTTGCGACGACGAACCAGGTTACCGATCAGCTTGAAGCTGGCAGTGATGTCGAAGTCGCCCTGCGCGGGAGCGTTCTGCAGAACGATGGTGCCGGCCGATGCTTCGTTGAACTTATCGATGGCCTGAGCCACGGTTTCGGTCAGAGCCGTGTAGGTCTGTTTGTTGAAAATAGCGAGATCGAAAGCCATTTATGGCTCCTTATTTGATCGTTTCGAGGTAGGCGACCTTTTCCGCATCCGTCTTGCATTCAGACAGAGACTTGGGTGCGCCGGGATGGGGGTTGCCATTTCCGTTGGGCGCCCCGCTGCCTTTGGCACCGGAAGGCTTGAGGATGTGGTCTTTGTGCGGGTACGCCTCGACGAGCGTTTTCAGGGCCTCGTCGAAGTCGGCGAGCTCACCCGGGCGCGCCTGGCTGAAAATCTTGTTGCCGTTCGCGTCATAGGCAACGACCTTGCCTTCTTCGATTTTGAAAGCCTTGCCGAACGTGGCCTGCACCATGTCGGCCGGAACAGCCAGCTCGTCGGCGATCATCTTGGAGCGAGCAAAACTGCCACCGATCTTCTCGGCGTAGAGTTGCTGCTCAAAGCTTTGCACCTTGCCGTTGGCTTCATCCAACTGCGCCTGGAAGGCCTTGCTGATCTCGTTGCGAACCGTGTCGATCTCACCGGCATCCACCAGTTGTTTCTGATCGAGCTTCGAAACAATATCCAGCGCCTTACGCGCGGCAGCTACATCCGTGATCCCCTCAAATCCTTTCAGGGCCTTCTCAGCGTCATCCGCACGGACGCGATTGTCGCGAGATTCGCCATTGAGTCGGGTGATCGTGGCAACGGTGCCAGGCGCATCAAATGCCACCTCGGTGCCGTTGTCGTGGACATAGACAGGCTTTCCATCTTGGAGAACCGCATTGCCGTTTTCGTCGAGTTTCAACTTCATTTGGATCTCCGGGCATCCGCCCATCTGCTGAGCCATCCGGCCCGATGTCGCCCTGCCCCATCCGGAACAACAGGCATAAAAAAGCCCCAGCGGATGCAGGGGCTTGAATTTTGGGTAATAAAAAACCCGCACTTGGCGGGCTTGTGTGTGTTGTGGTGTTACTTGCTCAGGACAACCCTCTCGCCTCTCATGAAGCAGAGTGCGCACAAGATCTGTCTCGTGCCGCCAGTGGCTTTGCCGTCCTTGTACATCATGCCGATTTTCGTCTGGATGACCTCGGCCCCGCCGCAGCGATGACAGCGGATCATCTCGGCAGGCCTGGGCATTTCGCGCATGCGCTTCATTGCCCGCTCTTTCGAAGTATCCGGAGCGGGTGTTCCTTCGATCACATGGAATTTCGGCTTATCAGTCATAAGGCCATCATAGCCCAGCTTTGGCGAACGACGCTGCATCGCGATCGCGCAATTCGTCCAGGGTCAGGAATTTCCCCTTGTCGTTGTAGAACTTGCCGACATCGAGGTTGCCATCACGCAGCAGCTTGCCGCGAGTCGGGCCCAGGACCTGATCCTGTCGAGCAGCACTCTGTGCCTTCAGCCATTCGCCATAGTTGATCGAGACCGGAACCTGACCATCCATGCTGGCTCGAGTGCTTTCCGACAGCCCCTTCGACAACCGCAACTCTTCCCAGCCCTTGATGATCGGCGTCGAGGTGCTGCGGCAATTCCAGTGCAAGCGGCCAGGCCCGCTCAACCAAGGCACTTTGTGACCCACTGGCTGATGGGTGTCACAGGTGTAGACCAGTCGGTCCCGGAGGCGACATGGCGCCGATGTCTTACTGTCCAGCGTACTCAGCCAGCGGACCTCTGAGACGATATCAGCGTTGGCCTTGTAGAAAGCATCGCGTGCCCCCTGTGCCGTATGGCTGATCGCCGTCCGGACGACGGCCTCGATGTCTTGCCGACTGCGATTCAGCAGGCCGTCGGCATACCCCTCGGCCTTGATGCCCATGACGCGCCGAACGATCTGCTCGGTGGTCTGACCCTCGACCATACCGATACGGATGCCGTCCCGAATGCGCTCCGCCCTGCCCGCCTCAAGGTCGCTCATCCATTCCTTGAGCAGCTTGCCCTGGAACGGTCGGGACATCGCGATCTGGCGTGCCTGCTCCAGATTGATCGTGTTCAGCGAGACGACCACCCGAACTTCCTTCGGGATCACCGCTGCGAACAGCTCTTTCTGGTAGCCGATCTCGTAGTTGGCCAGATCGCTAACGACCTCTACCAACACCTTGCCCACTTCGGCATAGATCGACTTGTTGAGCGCCAGGACCGAGGCGAGCACCGTGTTCAGGCGCTGCGCGGTGAAGGTATCAGTTCCGGCACTCTCAATCGCAGCGATCAACTGCGCTCGAAGGTCGGCGTCGACACTGTTGAGCAGCGCCATGATTTTGCGCACCTCGGCGTTACTGAGGTGCTGCAGGTCCACGGCGTGACCAATCGATGCCGACTGAAGCTGCTCGTTGACCGTCGCCATTTACATTGCCCCCAGTGCCGGCCCCTGCGCTTCCAGCCGATCCTTCTCCACCGCCCAGTCCAGTTCGTCGCTGATGACTCCGCGGCGCTGAGCTTCGGCAAACAGTGTTTCGTCGGAAAGCTTGCTGGCATTGGCCATATTGAGCAGGAACGGCAGGCTGACCTCGGGCGCGTAGTCGGAGTCGAAGTTGCCGCGCATTTCTACATGGCCACCCTCCGGCAGCTTCTGATAGCTCGCCATGAACTGGAGCAACTGAGCAATGAAGTCAGAAAACTGCTCACTCATACGAGCAAGCGGCGACAGCTCTTGCGCTGCTTCTTCATTGGCCTGGGTCGCGGTCTTGGTCTGCTGCTTGTCCTTTTGCAGCAGCTTGGCACCCGACATTCGCATGTCTTCGACCAGATCCTGCAGCGACAGCCGGCCCGCCTCGATAGCTGCCCCGGTGTGCTCGACGTACTTGGCGTTGCCATCCTCCGGCATGCGGGTTGCACTGCCGGAGCTGATAACCAGCTTGAACTGTTCGTCATCGGTGAACATAAACAGCAACGGCACCCGTGCGATGTGCAGGAGGTTGTCCTGATCGCTCTGCGACTGCCAATGCTTGACGTTTAAATGGGCCAGCTCCAGTAGTGGTGGCTTGGCCTCCATGAAGCCGACACGCTTCGTGTAGAAGGTCGCCCACGGGATGAAGTCGAGACTGGTCTGCCCTTCTTGATGAACCCCCCAGACGCCAGTGGCTTCCACTATCCGGTAGATCTTCCATGAGCCCGGTTCAAACACCCGGATCTGCGTGATCATTTTGCTGCCGAAAGCCCCGTCAGGTACTGACACTTGCTCGGCATAACGAACCATCCTCAAAGAGCCAGCCTCATCCCGCCAGCCTCTGACCTGATCAGGATGAACCAAAACGGCGTATGGGCGCCCGCCTGCAGCCTTCTCTTCGGCCCGGTTGCGCACGTCGCCTGCGGGCTGGTGATCAATAAAGGCATGGCACAGACCGAATCCAAGACCCAGCTCAAAGGTTCGGGCTGCCCAATTGTTCAGGTCGCTGCCGCCCATATCGAAGTCACTGCACAGCGCGGCAATCGACTCAGGGATATCCTCGCCCAGCTGCAATGGCTCGGCAAACACCCGACTGGTGTTATTCGCCACTGTTTCGGAATAGGCCGGCAGCAATGTGGACAGTGCCAGGCGCTGATTGTAGGAATCTTGTTCTTCGGCGGGATACTTCGGCAGGAGCGTTTCGCCCTGCTCGCGCATTGCCTGTGTTCCATCCATCAGCGGCGCAACAATGTCCCAGTAGGCACGCATGCGGTCCACCGCCGGAAGCGTGGCGCTTGGGTCATCACTCATGGTCAGATTCTCAGGGATTGGG